AGAAGAAACAAATATGAGACTCGATGAACTGGATGATCGTTTTATCGAGTTCTTTCGTAAAATGGAACGTGACCGTTTGGACATGTTGGAACTACTTCGTGAACAACGTGGTGGTGGTGGTGGTGGTGGCGAAGGCGCGTCAGGTGAAGGTGGTCGAGAAAATGAGAGTGATAGTGGTGGTTTAGGTAAGTTTCTTTTGGCGGCTTCCAGTCTTGCAGGAATGGTCGCAGCGACATTCTTGAATCAACTGGGTGCGGTGTTTCTGAACAAAATCCCCGGCGCATTGAGTTCACTGGGTTCGAAGGTTTCGGAGTTCACCAAGGGATTGGGTGAAAGAATCTCGGCACGTTTTTCGAACATCAATGGGAAGATTGTAGAGAAACTGGATGAATTCAAAAAGAGTATGCAAGCATTCGGTGCGACTGTTGCAGAGACGGTGAAAGATCTTGCAGGAAGGGCAAAGTCATTCATATCCGACAAGGCAGGTAAAGTTGCAGAGAAGACAGGTCAACTGATAGAAAGTGCAAAGTCTGCGGGTGCGTCCATTGTTTCTCGAGCGAGAGAGTTTGGTAGCGCAGTTTCTGATCGTGCATCAAACATTGCAGAGAGTGTCAAAGGCAAAGCAACTCAACTTGTAGAAAAGGGTGGACAACTTGTTGAACGTGCAGGACAGACCAAAGTAGGTAAAGCAGTTAAAGCAGCGGCATCAGGAACCGCAAAGTTTGCGGGAGCAACTGCTTCCGTTGCGAATCGTGCACTCGCTCCGATTGCAGCGGTAACCTCGGGTGTTGCGGGTTATAAGATGGCACAGGAAACACCCGAGATGTCGACCACCGGAAAAGTTGCAGTGGGTGCGGGTGGTGCAGCATCCGCTTTCTTCGGTGGATTTGCTGACTTCGTGAAACTCATAACGGTCGATGCCGCAATCGAGGCAGGACAAAAAATGGGTGTCATATCTGCCGATGGATACTTACAGAGAGTACAAGACGTGAGTGTGCAGAAAGACGTGTTCGATCCAATGGTTCGAAGTGCCCGTGATTCGTTGACTGAAGCGATGGAAAGAAGCACGATGGAAACCGTTGGTGGATCTTCACCTACGGTAATAGTTCAGAACAACACTACCAACGCACCGTCTATTACCAATAACTCGTCTGTTTCATCACCACCAGTTTCTAGTCCTGTCGCAAACAACGGAACAAGAAACGATGCATGGGCTATGTAATGTATGATAAAGATTTTTATTGTAACCTACAATAACCCAAAGTTACTCAACCAAAACTTAAAAAGTTTATTTGATAGTTATGCGGATTTCAGTGATATAAAAATTGAAATAATCAACAATTACTCGGTCAATTTTAAACTAGATGATAGATTCGTTGACCGAGTTAAAGTACATCACCAAACCTTAAGACCCGACTGGAGTTGTGGTCATTTGTCACGTGACTGGAACCAAGCAATAGTCAACGGGTTTGCGGATCTTAACAATCCTTGGTGCGAACAACTAATCCTTGCGCAAGATGATTTGTTATGGGACAAGGATTGGAGACAACGCCTAGACAAGATACACGAAGACTACACGTTATATGCAGCAGACGATGGTGACTGTCTGATCAGTTTATTACCAGACGCAGTCAAAAAGATAGGATTGTTTGACGAACGTTTTTGTGCAATTGGTCATCACGAAGGTGACTACTTTATTCGTGCATGGTTGTACAACGAAGAAAAATCCAGTATCAATGACTATCGTCATCGCAGAGTTTTAAACCCAACGGATATTATTGTACAGAGACACAGAATAAATGGTGACCAGAGATCAAGAGTGATTGATTTTAATAGTACAATCCATTTACCGTTTTGGCGTTTAAAGTGGGGTGATGATGTGACACCCACAACGTGGAGTAAATGGAAAATTAAAGATAAGAATGTGATTCGACCTTTGATTCCGAACCAATTCATGTATCCGTACTTTGAGAAAGATATCGAATACACTCGGGAAAAAAATTATCTACATCAGGGCGGGAAATTAATTTGGGGATAAAATGGGGGGACTCTCACCCCCCTTCTGTTTTTCCACCTGCACGGTATCTAGGGAACAGATAAACCGATCAATCTTCTGCTGCCAATTTAGCAAAGTAAGACATGGTGTCATCTTCGTCTTCAGCGGCCGAAACACTCATTGGTTCAATGGCAGGTTTAGATTTAATTGGTGCAGGTTCTTCGACCTTTTCCATCACAACCTGTTGACGAGTAGTTTGTGGGGCAGCTTCACCCAGAACCAGACTCAAACGTGCTTTCAACTCGTCGTAAGTCTTGTAGTTTGCGGGATCAGTAAACTCATTCAGATCATACAAACCTTCGTATGTCTGTTCGAGTTCATCGTCATCACCACTCATCAAAGGTGCAGGTGATGCAAACTCTGATTTGTCGTAATTACGATATCCTTCCACATTTCGAATCTTCAGTTTGAAAGACGCACCTTCCCAGAAGTCGAAAGGATTCACTGGTTCTTCATCTGCGAACTGGGGTTGCATTACATCCATGATCTTGTCATGGATCTTTTTACCGTAAGTGAACAGGAAGACCTTACCTTCGTTCTGCGGATTGGCAGGATCTGACTCGACAAGAATGTTCGACACATAGTGGAGTCGACGTTTCTGTTTACGTGCCGTTTCCTTATCTTCATCACGACCACTGTTCCACAATACAGAGTTGTATTCTGATACAGGATCTTGTTGTCCCAATGAGGTTAATGATTTCTCAATGTACCACTGACCAGTTGGGCCTTTGAAACCGTGATCCCAGTATCGTACCCAAGGTAGTTCATTACCTTCGGGTGCAGGCAAGAAACGAATCACTGCATAACCATTACCTGCCTTATCGACAGTCGGTTTCCATTGACGTTCGTCTACGTATGATTTGGATTCTTTAGGGGCATCGCCTGCGGTTGCTGCAGCGACCAGATCAGAGATGTTGTTACGGTTTCGTTTTAGATTTGCAAAAGACATATGTATTTCCTCGTATAGTTTCGTATGCTTTGTATTTCAGATTATCCACTTTATTCATAATGTACAAGTATATAGTATCAAACTTCCTCCTCAATGTCAACCCTTTGCCAAACAGAATCAGCGGTATATTCATAAGATCCCAGATACTTTTTGTCCCATTCATGTGGTCCAATGAGACTCAATAGAATTTTGCCTTCGATTTCGTAGAGGTGATATACCACTCCGACTCTAGGTACAAAATTATATTCTGCATTGTAAATCTGTTCATTTTCCATGGCAAGATTTACCAGTTCTTGGTATTCACGATTGAGTAGTTCCAATCTGTTTTCAAAATAATTTCTTGCAAGACTACCACGTTCACTCTTGAACAGGTCTGTGTCTGGTAATGTAATCGCAGGTACATTAGAGTTCAGACCATAAGGCAATAATGCCTGTTCATTCTTTTTCATTCGAAAGGCAGTTCGTTTCCACGGGGTAAGAAGTTCAGACGCATTGCTTCCGCTTCGACCTTGTCCTTGATGACAGGTGAAATATACTTTTTCGAATCCTCTATTTCAAGGTTGTGTTTCTCGCACGTGTAGATAATTGCGTCCATATAAGACAATTTAAATTGTTTGACTGTGTCTTCGACCATCCGAGTGAATCGGTTCTTGGTCATCATTGATTCTGTTATTCCATCCATACAATACCTAAATCGGGATAAAACGTCCCTTTGTTTCTTTTGACAATTCCGTTTTTATCATATGCGAGTGAAGTGCATATCGGAATATTCTTGAATTCACGATTCTCGCCGTAACGATTATCTAGCCACACACCTGACTTAAGATACATATTCATGTTCGAAACATACGTCTTTGCAGTCTGGTATGAAAGTCGATCTTGGGAATCGTTTGACTCTTCGAGTTTGGAGTTACTGGATAACCATCGTTTCCATTCCACCAACCATTTTTTTACCTTATCTGGGTGAAACGGATTGTCTTCGTCAACCGTGTCCATTGATGGATGTATTGTGGGTTCGTAGAACATCTTCTCACGTAGATCGTCTGCCTTGCGGTACAACGGTAGAAGATTTTTTTCTAAATTTTCACGAACAGACGCAGGCATGAAACCCAATCGAATGGCTTTCCAACCGTTCTTTGCGAAACACAATAAGAACACGTCCGGAAGTTGATTAACCTTTTCTCCCAGATCCCAGTTGAGACGTACCCATTTTTTCATGGAATGAATCTGATCACGTTCTGGTATCTCACCATGAACAAATGCCTCGCATTCGTGCCAGGCACTTATCATCTGATCTTCAGATTTAGATCGACACAATTTATCCCAGTTGGGTTCGGGTATCAGTGTCTTCTTTTTCTTTTTTGTTACCTTAACTTTCTTTTGCGCCACACCAAGAACACTCCTCACCTTTTTCGATTGAAAGTTTACCACTGACTTTGCAATCGTGTTCCCACATGTTAGATTTGTTTTTAAATATTTTGTCCCAGTTCGATTCGAATGTTTTTCGATCAACATCAAAAGGTCTTGGTTTACTTCCCTTGCCGCTCATCTTCTTCCCAAAATAATTTACGAGGTGGAACACCTGTTTCTTTTTCAATCCACCAACGAGGTTTGTCTCGTTTGGTCCACTTTGCGAATTCCCTCTTGTCTTCCCAGTAGAAGTTACGATAAGAGGACATCGAATCACCTTCAACAATGCAATGCTGGTATGCCTTCATTGCTGGCGTTGGTTCTGTGAAGTCTCCGTTTTCAATGAACATCGGAGGCATCAACAGGTACGGATTCAGTTTACGAAATGACTCGTGCACCTTTCCATATCTGTATGTATACTCGTCACACAACGCAACCCAAAGTCTGTACAACCAGTCGTAGTTTTGATCTGACTGACGCACCCATATTGAAGAAGGATGATTTACATGAGCCGCTTTATAAAGATTTTTATTCATCACTGCGTCCATATGAAAGTATCGTACAATCCTACGACCATTCAGTGACAGTGCATAATGTTTACTGCCATCGAGTACACGATGTGCAGTTGATAATAACTGGGCATACTCGATACACATTTTTACAACATGTTTGTCACAATGTTGTTTTGCGCAAATAACAGGATCATCATGCAGATAAAAAATATTCATTTTGCGTTCGCTTTTTGTTTCTCTTCCATAAATTGATAGACATCTGTCAACAAACCCTTTTCGGGATGTGAGAGTTGATTATACAATTTCTTGGTGCGTTTGTCAACCTTACCGACTCGACGCATCATCTTTGCTTTCTTTCCGTTCATAGTATGATTCCACTTGTTGCCTTGCGATATTCTTTGGAAACCTCATCTGCTGTTTCGGTTATAAAAACCGTAGTTGATTTGTTGAATGATATTTCACTCGGTTGTGGTTTTCCTGTCATACACACGACTGGTAAAAAACCAACTCCGTCTTGAGTTTGAGTCAACAAACGTGGATCACCAATTGTGTACTGGTCAGGTGTCTGGTCTATGTATTTACCGACAAACTCACCTGTCAGTGTCACCACAGACACCACATCATTTTTAACTATCATTCTCTTCGTCCTTTATTTGTTGTAATGTATCATCGACAATTTCGTTTTGCCATTGGTCAATGTATTCGTACAGATATTCGAAATACAAGTCACCATCGTCATGCCATTCTTCTTCGACATCATCCCACTGTTCGTTCAGTTCTTCGTATCTTCGAAGTAGGTTATCTCGAATGTGTTCATCGTCGATTTCGTCCGCATCGTACATGTCACCACCAACATAGACATTGACACCAATGAAGTTGGGCATTTCATCTTCATATGTGAGAACTGCGATTGAATCAGGATCAGCTTCTGCAACAGACTCAACTACGTATTGTGCAAATTCTTCGGGTTGTCGCCACGCAGAATACATAGACATTCCGTGTTCATCCCAGTCTTGCACATATGCCCACTTTGCACCGACTTTTTCGTTCATGAGTGTCGAGTCTATATCGTCTTGATTATCTACGAATGCAAATCCCAAATGACATTCATAATCTTTTCTGTGTTTCTCGAATCGTTCGAACAGTTTCTTCAGTACCTCAAGTCCCGACTCGTTTACTTCGTGAAAACGAAGATACGAGTTAACATGGTTAGCCATAATATTCTCCTATGAGTTTAATTCTTCCACTACATTACATACGTTTGGAAAGTGACATTGTAACACATCCCAACACTTCTGGGCAACCACCATGTGTTCTTTCTGTGTACCATTACCCATTCTCAAATCACAGTAATGAACCCACGAACGCAGAGTTCCTGCCATATACAACGTTGTTTCGGTGTTGCCTTCAGGAAGAACTGCACGTGCCTGTTCTTTTGCAATACCGTTATCAAGTGCCCATTGATATGCATCTTTGCTTGCCTTGATTACTTGGCGTTGTTTCATATTCCACTGTTCGATCAGACCATCGTACTTGTTGAAGTCGGAACCTTCACCGCCTTTACCATAGTCTTCGTCCATGATCTCAATCGAGTTCTGACGGTTCTTGGTGTCTTGCAGTCTTGCTTCACGATTCACAAAGTTCTCGGACACGGCATATCGTTGACTGAACTCCTGAAACGAGAACGAACGATGTCGTAGTATCTGTCGAGAGATATCACGTGTTGTGGTGATCTCAAGCGTCACAGAGACCATTTCGAAGGGTGACCAATGTTTCTCCCTTATGAGATACTTAATCAGTCTCTGTGCGGTTTCTGTGTTGTTCTGGTTGGTCGGATTACTAACCCGTGCTGCATATGCGATAAATTCCTCGGCCGTATGACAACCCGTCATCGCGCTCGGGGAAGACAACGCAACTAATTTTACATCTGACATTATTTTTTCCTCGGTAAATATCTAACTGCGAGATAAAACATTGCGATAACTGAACACGCTAGTACCATACCACTAGCTGCACCATATTCGTTTCTTTCGTACAGACCTGTACCTATTGATATTAACGAAAGTGTTGTAAGAATAATATGTATCATAGTAAAAAAACAGCGGCACTGTCACATAGCATTCGTAGCAGTTTTCGCAAACACGTGCCGCTCAAGCCTCCTAAACGATTTCTTCGGTTATCAATAAGTTTTCGATGGCATCGGCAGTTCGTGCCGCATCTTCGGTGCGAATCTCATCGAGAAAACGTTTCGCATGGTCGATCGCAATTTCTGCGTTCATGCGATCCCAGTTTGTGTCGAGATTGGATTTCTCTAAAGACTCAATCAACGCTTTGATGTGGTACTCCGCACGACCCAGTCGTGTGATACCGTCAATCCATAATTCTGCATAATTCATAATATATCTCCTTAAACTCGAACAGAGTAACCTTCGTTGTCGAACAGGTCGTAGATCTCATCAGCAGACAGACCCAACTTGTAAAGATCGTTAACAACGAGATCTTCAACATTGCGATCACCGTAACCATTGATGAACGCATCAACACAATCAAGAACACGCTCACCAAGAGCGTCACGTTCGAACCACTTCACTTCATTCATAATCACTTCCTCATCTCAACTTACAGAGTAAGTATAAAACATTTTCAAAACATTGTCAAGCATTTTATGCAACTTTTTTTGTCTCGACGACCGTGTAATTTTCACG